ACCGGCGGTGGAAGTTTTACAAGTACATTAGGTCAAAGTGGAGTTGGCTCAACATACAAACAAATTATAGATATGACACATTCTTCTATTGATCCCAGTATAGACAGGGGTGGCCAAGTTGCTTGGTCGATACGAGTAGAAAAAAGAGATACCAGTGACTCTATTCATTTTAGAATAGCAAAAACAGATGGAACTACTGCTGTATTATTGGGAAATGAAACACTATCAGCGGCTGGTGCAAGTGCTATAACGAACACACTGTTTCAAGGTAACTTTGATTTTAGTGGTGCAATAACTACTAAACTAACAATAGAAGTATCTGGTAGGGATATCAATCTTGCTATCGGACCTTTGTTTGATGATGTTACGGTAAACGTATTATATAATGTGGTCAACACTATAGTAACTGAAACGATAACAACGATTGAACAATTCGTTGCATTAGGAATATTTGATCAAGAAACGATTGATGTTGCAACTGATATATTTGAAAACAACAGTGTTGTAGAGACTGATACAGGACTTAGTATTGAACCTATTGCAGAAGAAACATCAGAATCAAGTTATGAGTCAGTTGCTGCTGAAATAGATACAGAGATGGTTGCACCAGAACTTCAAGCACCAACGATTGAAGTCAGTGTGCCAGAGCCTCAATCTGTTGAGGTTCAAGTAGAAACACAGAACGTAGAAACAGAAATGCAAACGGAGATGAGTAATGCTGATATCACTAACGAAGTTTCATCCTCTGGGGGAGTGGCTTCCAACGAAGATAGTCCACAGGAAGGTGGAGGAAGCGTATCGTCTGGGGAACAAAAATCAGAACCAGAACCAGAACCAACAGAAACCGCAGAGTCAGAACCAGAAGAAGAGTCACAAAGTGAACCTTCTAGTGTAGAGGAAAAGAAAGAGGAACCTAAGACAGCTGAAGCAAAACCAGAGAAGAAGGTGGAACCAAAAGAGCAACCAAAAAAGGTAGCAGAGAAAAAGACTGAAAAACCTAAGACAAAGACAGAGAAGAAACAGGAAGCAAAAGAGAAAGCAGGGAGCAAGATAGTCAAGAAGATGGGGGACAAAGGAAGATATGATGATAGCAATCAATTGAAGACCTTGGTAGTGATGCAAGTGTTAGGCAATACCAAAACATTTTTTGATAACCAAATGCAACTACAAGACACACCCGGCTTCTTTGATAATAAGACTATCCCAGATACTACAATATCTGATAATAATTATTCTGCATATATTATGTTTGGAGGAAGTAACGCAGCACACAATGCATTGACAGAAAGTCAATACAGATAAGGAGAAAAAGATGTCAGACGACGGCAAAACTGAAGTTGAGTTTGCCGGGGTCAAGTTTCGAGGTGGTAAGATATTTGTGATTATTACAGCATTATCGACCCTCGGCGGTGGTCTTTACGCAGGATTTGAATTCTGGAAAGACTATATGGATATGAAGGAAAAGATAGAGAAATATACAGCACCAGACTTGTCAGGGTTTGACAAAAGGATGGCTGTTCTACGAGCAGATATGAATGCACTACAAAAAATTGAACAGGTAATAGAGGACTCTGCTATTTCTACAAGGGATGAGGCCAGAACAATCAAGAACGATCTGAAGGCAGAGATTGCTCGCACAGAAAGGATAGTAGAGGGAATTGACAGACGAGTTAAGGCAATACAAGATTCTACCCGTGCTATGATTGATAAGGAAAATACCAGAAATGATACCCTTAGAGATAGAATAAGTAATCGGATGGACAGCTTAGATGATAGTATATCAGCCAAGATGAAATCTCTTGAGAAAGAGATGAATGAAAAAATTAGGAAGGCTTTAGTGAATCCTTTAGCAAATATGCGAAAATAATGCTTGACAATACTATTTTTATGGTGTAGAATGGTTATAATGAAAGATTACAGAGGAATTGGAAATGGAACTCGACGTTTATACACATACCGCTGTTGCAATAACTTGCTTGGTGGGGTGTTACTATTGGGGAAGACACTTCGCAAAACATGAAATTCTTTCTGAAGTGGTAGGCACAATGCTAGATACGCTTGAGAAGGATGGTTTTGTCAAGATGGTGATTGATGAAGACGGTGATAAGTCTTTGGTTCCTATTTCTGACATTGAAAATAAGATCGTCAATGAAGTAGAGAAATGAAATTTGATATTGGCTGGTCAGGTGGTGTGTCTACATTTAAATTTTTTGAGATATTTAGATATTTAGATTATTATGATGTAAAAGACTATAGATTCTATATTAGAGAAGACATAGGATATAATTTCAACACGCTTGATGAAAAATTGCTGATGATTAAAAATATTTTTGAAGCATATGATAATTTCTTTCATCACAATATAAAGTTTCCAGAGATAGAAGTGAAAGAGAAAAAGGATATGCCCGCTTGTGACAACGAAGGGTTTTTTGAATCTAAAAAACATTTTCAAGAGTGGAGGGAATCTTGGTATCTGCAACCGAAGTTTGTTCATGCAGATAAATACTTTTGGAAAATAAAATCTTCAAATATTGATAAAAAATATGTAACCATATCATTAATTAATGACAAAAGAAAAAATGAAAAGCATTTTCAGTATTTGACAAAGGAAGGCAGAACTATCCAATCAGAGTATGTTGATTTTTTGTTAGATAATCTTTGTCGTGATGATAATGTAAAGAATTTAGATGACAGTAGGAAATTCAAAACATCACAAGAACTCATAGAAAAAATTGAATTTATAAGGCAAAGTAAATTTTACATTGGTTCTAAATGCTCTTGGAGAGATGTGGCAGGAATTTTTGAAATACCTGTTTTGGTTATAGAAGAGAGCACATTTTATCACTAATGTGAAAATAAGTGTTGACAAACACCTTTCAATGTGCGATAATAAGATAATGATGATGCAAATAGATGGAGTAGAGAAATGAAACACTTGCTTAAAACGACTGCTGTAGTTGCGATTGTGGCCCTGTCTGGGTGTAACGCTCATAGCGGTGGATTGAGTAACAAAACAAAAGGTGCCCTCCTTGGTGGTGTCGCTGGTGGTTTTGTTGGTAATCAAATTGGTGGTGGTTCTGGTAATGCTGCCGCCACTGCGTTAGGTGCAGTGTTGGGTGTTATTGCTGGTCAATCTTTGAGTCAAGATGCACCAGTTCAACAACCAGCACCCTTTTACCAAACGAATCAACCTTATATGAGTTCTGGCAGTTGTAGTCAATACACAAATCAAGGTGCCCGTGCTGCTTGTAATCGTGGTATAGCAGAGAGGGAAAATCAGCGCCAGATTAGACTTGAAGAAGAAGCATATCGTGCTGGTCGAGGTCGCTAATTTTTTATCAAAAAGAACTTGACAAACTTCTTACTATGAGTTAGTATTAGATATGATAGAAACAATGATGTTATATGTTGCCTTGTCAGTGACAAAACCTGATGGCAATAAAATGGAAGAAGAAATTCGTGTTATGTCAAAACACTTTGACACAACAGAAGAGTGCGATGATTTTATTGTAAATTGGGAATTCTTCATTAGGTCTAAGGGTCTAGACGCTGCTAGTTCTCTTCTCAAAGAGGGTTATGAAGCAGAAATTGTTGAACTTGGCTGCACCAAGGTTGAAAAATGAAAACGTCTTTAGTTGCTTTATTGTGCCTTTCTTCTACATCTTTGATGGCGTCAGAAATTGCATGTGATTATAAGTCTAAGGTTGATACAGAATTCATGGGAACTATATCATCCTCAAAGAATTATAATCAAAAATCTTTTGCTTATATAGATGATACTCGTATATGTATTGTAAAAATGGACATTAAAATACATAACACATGGTATCCTACCGAAGCAGAATATATTTTTGGCCCTGATATGACAGAAGTTGATGCTTGCAAACGAGCAGAAATCAAAGCAAAAGAATCCATTCTTCGCCAAGTTGTTCCAGAAAAATTAAATAGGATAATCAACCAGAACTGTGTGACTAAAACAGAAAGTGGTGATTTGAAACAATCGCCTATCGTTGGTGGCAAATTGCCAGAAGTTAGCTGTAAAGGTTCTTGGACAGAAAGTGCGTGGAAAAGTGTATACTCATCTGTCACAAAAGGATGTTTTCCAGCAGGAGACAATAAAAAAATTACATTAGCTAATGGTACAACAAAATGGTTTTATAAAGAGGTATGCAAAACAAAATGAAATATGTAATTGGATTTGTAGTTGGAGTAATTGCAACTGTAATTTTTCCAGAATTAGTTCCTTATGTCAAGAATGCCTTTATTGAGTCGGGTGTTCGTGATACAACTGTTCAGACTCTTCAAACTTGGAAAAGTGTAAAGTGAGGTTAGAATGTATATGATGAGTGTGGCTGTCAAAGCAACAGCATTGGGTGTGTTATTGGTAGTGATAGCAATGGGTTTAGGTGCTTGTGGTAATACTGTGAAAGGTATTGGAACAGACATTATGAAAATGGGTGATAATATGATGAAAGAGGAGCCGAAAAATGTTGCCAGTAAGTAAAGTTGCCCTTATGGGTTGTGTAAGTTTGATTGCTTTGAGTGCTTGTTCTTCTGTTCAAGATATGGCAATACCAGGCATCAGTAAAAAAGATGCCGCAGTTTATCAATATAAACGTAGCCGTGTTGAAGAGCAAGTTTCTAATATACCAGATTGGTATAAGAAACAACCTCAAGATACAGGAAACATTTACTCTGCCGGTACATCTGTAACTCCAGAAATGCAATTTTCTGTTGATGCTGCCGTCTTGAATGCAAAGGTTATTCTTGCTGATCGTATCAATTCACGATTACAATCTCAAGCAAAGCAGTTCAAAGCAAAGATTGGTTCTGGTGACCTTGATGCATCTGTTATGACTGAAATCGAAAGAGCAGTGAAGAATATTATTGCAGATACAGATGTATCTGGATATCATTTGAAAGAGGTTGAAGTATATCCACACGGCACTCAATATCGTGCATTTGTTCTGTTGGAATATTCAGATGCAGAAGCAAGGAAAATCTTGACAAATCGGTTGCGTAAAGATCGTATGTTGTTTGATAAGATTCGGGCCACTAAAGCATGGAGAGAGTTGGATGAGAATGCTAACAAGCAAAAGCAAGAAGAAAAGGAGCGAGTTACTGATCAATTAAAGCAATTGGAATCTATAGAAAAGTCAACTTAGGTGTTGACAAGGGTAGTTTCGTGTGATATACTGTAAGAATGATGGAGATTTTTGAATGACTATGCATATGCTTCCTGTGTATTACACAACAACAAACACCAAGAAACGCAAGGCAAGCAAGAAGACTCAAAGTCAACTTGCTGCCGAGCGTGACCATGAAAAATTTCTTAAGAAAATGGGTATCGGCTCTCGTAGCTCAGTTGGATTAGAGCAACGGTCTTCTAAACCGTGGGTCACAGGTTCGAGTCCTGTCGAGAGCACCAAATCACAGACCCGTAGTTCAGTCTGGTCAGAACGAACCGCTCATAACGGTTATGTCACAGGTTCAAATCCTGTCGGGTCTACCAATAAAATCTCTTATGATTCTTCTATGGCTAAGAAAGAAGAGAATGTCTATACGGGAACTGAAATCATAGGGATTGCCCAGATGCATAAGTCTAATGCAGTTCCTGTTCGTAACAAGAAGTCAGCTGAAGAAGTTGCTAAGATGAGACGAGGGTGAACACAGCAATCTTCAATGATACTTTCAAGCTTGCTCAATCAGTAGAGCCAGTGAGAGGTGCAAGGATTGCGGCCGCTGTAATTCGTAAAGGAAAGGTTGTGTCTTTTGGTTATAATCATAAGAAGACACATCCCTTTCAAGCTAAGTTTTGTAAGAACAAGGATGCTGTATTTTTCCATGCTGAAGTTCATGCCATCAAGAATGCTCTAAAAATTATTTGTGTGGATGACCTATCAAAATGTGACTTATATATTGTCCGGGCAAAGAGAGATAGATATAATAAGAGGTGGCTCACTGGTTTATCAAAACCATGTATTGGTTGCCAAAAGTGTATTGACTTATTTGAATTAAATAGTGTATACTATTCTAAAGAAGGAGAAATTTAGTGAGAGTTGAAGTGCGTAATAATAATATTGATGGAGCATTGCGTGTTCTAAAGAAAAAGTTACAACAAGATGGTTTATTCAATGAGATGAGAAACAGAGAAGCCCATGAGACTAAGGGTGAAAAGCGTCGAAGGAAGAAAGCTTCTGGTCGGCAACGATGGCTCAAAGAACAATCAAAGAGGCTAGATGAGTATGGATTCTGAAATCGAAGAGAAGAAAACAAGAACAGCAGAGATTGAATTAGAAACACACCAAATTGCTACTAAGACAACTACTCCATTACATACCACTGATTGGTATATCAAATGGGTTTCGTCGATTATTCTTATGGTAGGTATGATTCTTGCTGCAAACAATCTGTTTCCTTGGAACATTGTTGTGCAGTGTATAGGTATTGCAGGATGGTTGATTGTTTCTATTATGTGGAATGATCGTGCGTTGATGATTGTCAATGCAGTTGGTATTGCCATTCTGTTTAATGGTTTAGTTGCACATTGGTTAAGAGGATAAATAGAACAATGGCTAGAAAGATTACATCCAAGACTGACAACAAAGGTTGGACCGACCCCTCTAAAAAAAAGGTTCGTAAGAAACGCAAACCTATGACAGAGGAGCAGAAGGCAGCTGCCGCTGAACGTCTTGAGAAAGCCCGTGCTGTTCGTGCTGCTAAGAACCCCGACTATGGTATGACTGGCATTCATGAGAATTTGCGTGACCTACCAGATGACTATCCAATAACACCAAAGAAAGTGAAGGGATGGATCAAGACACAGAAAGAACTTGCATCTATGGAACGTAAGAATGAGAAGAAAAATGTGAAAGGCGCAACTGCTCGTAAAACATCCCATGAAGCATATGTTCGTAATCTACAAAAATATCTAAAGGATGGTGATTATGTGGATATGTTTTATGGAGAACATCAAGATAAAATAATAACTAACAGATGTATTGCTCAAGCTTACTATTGGGAAGGACCGAAAAAGGGTCAGCCAAAGTTTGATGTTGGCACATACTACCCACTTTTAGGAACAGTCTACACTCAAGAAATGTTTAACGAAGATAGAGGTATTAGTGATGAAGGAAGACCAGAAGGAAAACCCAAGCGCAGAAAACGTAATAAAGGGCCCGTGGAAACTAAAAGGAAAAAAGGAAGTCGTAGTTCCTGACCTTGATGTTATTGCTCTGCAAGAAAATATTATGTTTGCTGATGATTTGACAGAATCTTGTTTGGTGCAGATGATACATACTATGGGAGAGAATGGTGTTGACATTGGTGACAAAGAATTCGTTAGGGATATCGGATTTGTCATAGAGACAGTCAAGGGCACAATTTACCGTGATATGGGTTTGTCGCATCCTATCAACAGGGTCATGGAAATGCTGACAAAAATTAATGTTGATGATAAGAACAGCATGAATAGTCAGGTTGATATGGACTTGCTTGAAAAAGTTACTATTGATGAGTCTGATACAGACGAAGAACCAACACCCGCATGAGGTTATAATGATTTTAGTTGATATGAACCAGATTAGTCTGGCAAGCGTGATGATGCATTTGAACATTACAAAGAGAGGTAGTGTTGATGCTGGTATGGTTCGCCATATGATTCTCAATTCTCTTCGCATGTATCGTGAGAGATTTTTTGATGAGTACGGTGAGCTAGTTATTTGCTATGACTCTAAACACTATTGGCGCAGAGATATTTTTCCCCAATATAAAGCAGGACGCAAGAAGACTAGAGATTCATCCAGTCATGATTGGAATGATATTTTTGAGTTTCTAAATGTATTCAAAGATGAGATGATTGAGTTCATGCCCTACAAGGTACTGGAAGTTTATGGTGCAGAGGCAGATGATATCATCTATACTCTGACACATGAATTTGAATATGATAACGGCAAGACACTAATCTTGTCTGGTGACAAGGATTTCATTCAGTTACAGAGATATAAAAATGTCACACAATATAGTCCAATCACCAAGAAATTTATTGATGGAATGGTATGGAACGAATATCTAGATGAGCATATTCTAAGAGGAGACACTGGTGATGGTGTTCCTAATGTTCTGTCACCAGATAATACCTTTGTAGATGGATTGCGTCAGCGACCATTAGCTAAGAAGAAAATCCAATCATGGGTTGAACACAACATTGAAGATGTTCTGCCCAATGATGAGGTGAAGCGTAATTTCCAAAGAAACAAGAAGCTTATTGATTTAACAGAAGCTCCTCAAGAGTTATTCATGGAGATAACACAAACGTGGGCAGAAGCAAAAACCAACCCTCGTAGTAAACTACTAAATTATTTTATACAAAACAGGTTGAGTGACCTGATGGATTGCATAGGAGATTTTTAATGCCATACACACCACTATTTCACGAAATTCTAGAAAAAGTATCAAAACTAAAATCAAAAAAACAGAAGGTTTCTTATTTGAAGGACCACAATACGCCAGCACTTCGCATGGTTTTGAAATCATCTTTTGATCCCAGTATCATTTGGGCACTTCCTGCTGGTGAAGTTCCCTTCAAAAGAAATGGGGCCCCCGAAGGAACAGAGCATACCTTACTTGCTGCTGAAGCAAGTAGATTATATCATTATGTTCAAGGTGGGAACAATGCACTTTCTCAAAATAAAAGAGAGTCCATGTTTGTTCAATTGTTGGAAGGCTTGCATCCATCTGAAGCAGACGTTCTTGTTTCTGCTAAAGACAAGTCGCTACATAAAACATACAAAGGATTGTCTGATAATGTAGTCAAAGAGGCTTTTGATTGGGATGACAACTATATGGTTGTTGACCATGAACGGCATGTATCAACAAGTGGACCAGCAAACATTGCAAGCAGAATTTAAAGAACTAGAATATGTTGCTGCTGATTTTCTAGAAAAAGAAGACTTTGAGTCAGCAGCTAAATGTTATAGACAGTTGGTTGTGGATGACCCATATGATGCTAGAGCATATTATAACTTGGCAATCATACTGCATGACTTATCTAAGTTTGCAGAGTCTCTTGCTTGCTATGAGCAATCAATAAAACTAGGATACCACAATCCTGCCAGAGCAAATTTGAATACTGGTATGAACTATCTTAAAATGGGAGACTTCAAAAGAGGATTCCATTATGTTGACTTGAAGTCAGATGGTGCGTGGAGATTAGGAAAAAACTTTGCTTTCAATCAAGAGAGGCTGTCTCACATTGAGTTGTGGGATGGCCAATCTCTTGAGGATAAAACCATACTGATATATTGTGAGCAAGGATTTGGTGACAACATACAGTTCAGTCGATATGTATCAGAGGTAGCAAAATTAGGTGGTAAGGTTATATTCTCTTGCTACAGGGAACTTTATGGTATATTCAAGGATAGTCCCATTCTAAAGGATGTGGATGTTGTTCAAGGTGGTTTACAAGACATTTCAGATGTAGACTTCAAAATCCCTCTGTTGAGTCTTCCTAGAATTCTGGAAGCCACCATCAAAAATATACCTCATGCTGATGGTTTCCTGTCAAAAACTTATCGTAAGGATTGGAACCTGTCTGGTGAGGGTATGAATGTAGCGTTAGTGTGGGAGTCGAGTGGACTTG